AACTAGTTTAGCAGCAGCTAAATTAGCTCTTAAAAATGCAATTGAATCGCAGGATGTTGAAGCACAAATAGCAGCACAACAACAACTGGCTACTCTATCTGTAGAGAATGCTAGAATTAATGCTATGAAAGTAGAAGAAGTAGATGCACCTAGAGAAAAACAGGTAAACATTACTCCTCAACAGAGACCTACAACACCTTTACCAAGTGATCCTAAAGCCGAACAATGGGCTTCTAGTAATAGTTGGTTTGGTAATGATTCTGCAATGACTTATACGGCTTTTGATATACATAAAAAGCTTGTAGAAGAAGAAGGTTATGACCCTAAATCTGATGAATATTATGATGAAGTAGATTCAAGAATAAGACTTGAATTTCCACATAAGTTTGATAAAGTAGAGTCTAATACTACAGAAAGAGTAAAACCTACTCAAGCTGTAGCTTCGGCTAAACGTTCGGCCACAACAGGACGCAAAAAAATTGTGAAACTCTCGCCATCACAAGTAGCAATTGCTAAAAGAATAGGCGTGCCACTCGAAGAGTATGCGAAACAATTAAATATCACGGAAGGAGTATAAGCATATGGAAAATGAAAAAATAAAGACTTCTCGTGCGAGCGAAACAAGAGACAAGGTTAAAAAACCTGTAACTTGGGCTCCACCCTCATCACTTGATGCACCACCTGCACCCAATGGGTACAGACATAGATGGATTAGAGTTGAAACTCTTGGCTTTGACGATACAAAAAATGTATCGGGAAAAATGAGAGAAGGATGGGAGTTAGTTAGATCTGACGAATATCCGGAAAGCAACTATCCAACTATGAACACAGGAAAATATTCTGGTGTCATCGGAGTAGGAGGCCTAGTGCTGGCTAGGATACCCGAAGAAATCGCGCTTGCTCGTGAAGCTTATTACAATAAGCAAACAAAAGATCGAGATGAAGCAGTAAAGAACGACATTCTTAAGGAACAGCACCCAAGTATGCCTATCAATAATGATAGACAAACTCGTGTAACTTTTGGTGGTTCAAAGAAATAATCTTTTAGTAATTTCTAGTCCCAACAAAAAAATATAAACCGAACTGGAGGCCGCTAACGCGGCAGGTTCACTTAAGAAAAGGAAAATAACTATGGCTAATACAAGCACAGCTGGTTATGGGTTAAGAGCCGTGATGACTGTTGGAAGTACTCCAGCAACATCAGGTCAAGCCGAATACCAGATATTAGGCGAAGGAGCAACTACTGGTTCAGCAGTTACTTCTAAAACTTTTTTCAAAGGCGACCTTGTTTCTATCAATGATGGAACAGGAACTGTTGCTGGACAAAAAGGTTATATCCAAGATGCATCATATGCTCTAACCGATGACGGTGGAGTAGGTGGCGCAGACTTCGATAACACAGCAAGTGGAATTGCTAAATTAGTTGGTGTCTTTAATGGCGCTTACTACGTAGCAGCTTCAACATCAAAACCTACTTGGTCTAACTCATTTGACGTTGGAACAACGGTAGCAGTCGATTACAATACAGGAACTAGAAGAGTTTGTGGTTTTGTAATGGACAATCCTAACCAAGAATACAACATTAGAGCGAACGATGCGTGGACTCAAGCTGATGTATCTGGTCCAGGAGGGTTAGCGTTCAACACAGGTAGCAACGGAGCAACAGGAATAAGCGGTATGTCTGATGAAAGACTAGGCGTAGATGCAGCAGCAGCTGCAACTAAAGCATTAGTTTTATTAAGAAATGCTGAAATACCTGATCAAAGAGATCAATCTGTTGGCGGTTGTGATGTTGTTGTAATAATCAATAAAGCATCTGCTTTATTCAATTAATAGTAATAGGAGTATATAAACAATGGCAATATCAAGAGCACAACTAGTTAAAGAACTAGAACCAGGTTTGAATGCACTATTCGGACTTGAATACAGACAGTATGCTAACGAAGCAGCTGAAATTTTCGACACAGAATCATCTGACAGAGCTTTCGAAGAAGAAGTAATGTTAAGTGGTTTCGGAAATGCATCAGTTAAACCTGAAGGTCAAGGTGTATCATTCGACGATGCGCAAGAAACTTTCACAGCTCGTTACACAAACGAAACAATCGCTTTAGCGTTTGCAATCACAGAAGAAGCTATCGAAGATAACTTGTATGACAGACTTGCGTCTAGAT